CGGGCAATCTGGTGCGGCCCAGGTGGCAACCGATCCCGCCGACGCAGCCCATGGCGGACGTCACCTGGGGCAGCGTCGGGGTGATGAAACAAGAGGTCGACGACTTCCCGGAGATCATCCACGACGGCCAGGCCATGCTCGAGGGCGCGCCGGGCTTCGGGGTCGATCGGATGCGGCGGCACTCCACGCTCACCGTGCTGGTGACCTTCTACGGCCCGGAGGCGGAGGACGTCGCGGGCATGCTGCGCGACGCGCTCTACATCCCGCAGCAGATGGAGGGCATGCGACCGCTCAAGCTCAAGAGCGTGCAAGATCTCGCGCGCGGGCCGGAGCTGGTCAACCAGCAGTGGATCAACCGGGCCGACATGCAGATCGAGTTCCGCTACCAGATCGATCGTGTCTACCCCGTATTGAACCTCGTGGGGGCCGACGTCGTCACGCGCAACGAGGACGGCGTGCTGCAAGAGATCCGGGTGCGCCCCAACACCGTGCTCACTCCCATGGAGGACATTGAACCATGATGCCGGGACGCATGCCCATGACCCTCTACCGGGGCGACAGCTACGCCTGGCGGGTGCTGATCTGGCTCGATACGCTGCGGGAACATCCCTTCGACCTGTCGACCGTCACGGTGAAGGCGGAGATCCGCGAGGAGCCGGTGAAGCTCCCGGCGCACGTGATCAGTTGTTCCGTCATCGCACCGAATATCATCGAGCTGAGTCTGTCGGCGTTCACCTGCCGTGACCTGCCGGAGGCGGGCGTCTGGGATCTCCAGCTCACCACGGCGGACAACCAGGTGCAGACGATCCTGCGCGGCGATGTCCGCGTGGTCGACGATGTCACCGACAGCCGCGTCATCCCCGAGGCCGTGCCCAACGTCGCGGCGCGGGCGTTCCCGAAAGGAGTCAGGCGGGCATGAGTGAAACGATCTATCTGGGTCAGGTGCCGCCATCACTGGTGGTCGACGTCTACGCGATGACCCCCATCGGGCCCAAGGGGGATGCGGGCCCGCCGGGTCCGCGCGGGCCGATCGGCCCGCAGGGCATCATCGAAGAGGCACCGGAGAACGGTCTCACCCATGGCCGCTACATGGCGGCCTGGGTGCCCGTGCTGACGACCGCCGGGGGGACAATGGACGGCAACATAGAGTTCGCATCGACCCAAGAGATCGATGGCGGAACATTCTGAGAAAGGAACAAACAACATGCCTGGGCTGAATGTTTCCGACGTCGTTCGCGTCGACATCAATCTGAGTCCCGTGGCGGCACCGCTGCGGAATTTCGGCGCTTTGTGCATCGCCGGATCGTCGAGCGCGATCGACCCGGGCGAGCGGATCCGCGAGTATACCTCCCTCGATGGGGTGGCCGCCGATTTCGGATCCACCGCGCCGGAGTTCCTGGCGGCGGATCTCTTCTTCTCGCAGCGCCCACAGCCGAGCATCCTCTACATCGGACGGTTCGCGCCCAACGGATCCAACGCCGTGCTGCACGGCGCGGTGTTCTCACCGTCACAGGCGTTCACGCTGCTCAACCGGCTGCGCCTGGTCGTCGACGGCACGCTCAAGATCACCGTCGACGGCACCGAGCGGACCGTCTCGGAGTCCTCCGGCACGCTGAAGGGCGGGCCGTTCAGCGTCACCGCCCGGACAACGCTGCACGGTGCGTTGCTGTCGACCGCCGACGCCACGTTCAGCATCACGATCGACGGCACGGTGATCGACCTGCCAGCGACCAACCTGACCACGATCAACCCGACCGATGAGGTCGCGGGCTTCGAGGACGCCGCCTTCGCCCTGGAAGCGGGTCTGGGGGCCGCCGGGACGATGTCCTGGGACGATGAAAACTCCCAGTTCGTGGTTAAATCAGCGTCCACCGGGACGACCTCCACGGTGTCCTACGGCGCGCCTCCGGTGGCCGTCGTGGGCACCGACCTGTCGGCGACGCTGCGGCTGACGGCGATCAGCGGCGCGCCCCCGCCGATGGCGGGGACACTGGGGATGAATTTCCAGAACGTCGTCACGCTCAACGGGGTGGCGTCGATCCTCAACGACGCCATCCAGGGCGTGCATGCCTGGTGGGACGGCTCGCGGTTCAACCTCGAAAGCATCTCGACCGGCATCCAGTCGTCGATCGGCTACGCGGGCCCGGCGGGTATCGGCACCAACGTTTCCGACCACCTGGGCCTGACGGAGATCTCGGGGGCGTCGATCCCGGTCCCCGGCATCGGCGCGGAGACCCCGTTGCAATGCGCCATCGCGCTGCGGGCGCACGCGAGCTGGTATGGGCTCGTGTTCGCCGCTGATCCGCCGATCAGCGTCACCGACCAGCTCGCCGTGTCGGCCTACATCGAAGGGGCTAACCCGATCAGCATTTGCGGCTACACGACCGGGGATCCCCGGGTGCTCGACGCGACATATGAGTTCGATATCGCATCGTTGATGCATGCGAACGGATATGAGCGGACGTTCGGCCAGTATTCGACCTCGAGCCCCTACGCGGTGTGCTCGGCGTTCGGGCGGGCGTTTACCACCGACTTCGAGGCCTCCAACACCACGATCACGCTGAAGTTCAAACAGGAGCCCGGCCTCGTCGCCGAGCTGCTGACCGAGACCCAGGCGACGACCCTGAAGGCGAAACGCTGCAACGTCTTCGTCTACTACTCGAACGACACGGCCATCCTGCAAGAAGGCGTGATGGCGAATGGGTTTTTCTTCGATGAGGTGCACGGAACCGACTGGCTCGCCAACCGGATCCAGACCGACGTTTACAACGTTCTTTATACCGCACCCACGAAAATTCCCCAGACCAACCAGGGTGTGCACATTCTGGTCACGACTACGGAAAATGCTCTGATGCAGGGCGTCGTGAACGGCCTGATCGCGCCTGGGCAGTGGAACGCCCCGGGGTTTGGCCAGCTCACCTACGGCCAGATGCTGCCCAAAGGCTATTACGTTTGGGCACCGTTGGTCGAGAGCCAGCCGCAGAGCATCCGTGAGCAACGCATCGCGCCGACGATCCAGTGCGCGATCAAGCTCGCGGGCGCGATCCATCGTGCGTTCGTGATCGTCAACGTCAATCGGTGAGTGTAATGATCAACCGGAAACGGTTCTTCGACGCGGTGCGCGAGGCACCGTTCCCGGGCAGTCTCAACCAGTCCCAGGTCTATGGGATGAATGTGCTGCTGGACGTCTGGGAGCGTCGCTTCGCGCGCGACAACCCCAATGACGGCGACGACTGGCTCGGCTACGCGCTGGCCACCACGTTCCACGAGTCAGCCGCGACGATGCGACCGATCGAAGAGTATGGGCAGGGCGAGGGCAAGAGCTACGGAGAACCGACCGGGCCCTGGAATGAGCGTTACTACGGGCGCGGGCACGTGCAGCTCACCTGGGAGGAGAACTACCTCAAGGCCCAGTTGCGCCTGTGGGAAGGATACCGTGTCGAAACGAAATTGCATCGCTATCCCGATCAGATGCTCTACGATGATCGGACCTCCGCGCTGGTGCTTTATGATGGGATGATCCGGGGATGGTTCACTGGTGTGGGCCTGCCCGATTATTTCAGCGCATCGCACGACGTCTCGGATCCCTACAACGCGCGCAAGATCGTCAACGGCCTGGATCAGGCCGCGCTGATCGAGGACTACTATTACCAGTTCCGAAAAGCCCTGACGTAACCAGGAGAAATGAATTGTCACGTCCGCCATTCAACATGTTGCGGGCGTGCTTTTACCTTCTCGCGCTGGTGACACTGGCCCAGGTTCTCGCGACGCTCGCGGGTAGTGCCACCTGTTACTTCCTGTTCCTGTCAGGGGAACTCAAAATAGGGGAGTGCTCCAGCTTCGGTCAGCTCGCGCGCGAGATCTGGGCCGAAGCCCTGGCCGCGATCCTCGCACTGTTACTCGCGGCGCATGGCGCGCCCCCGAGACCACCCGACAACCCAGGAGAAAAAGATGGCGACGTATAGTTTCGTTGACGTATCGGCCACCATCGTCGGCCCGGGGGGATCGTTCGCCCTGGGCTACGGCTCGTGCACGGCGGAGGAGGGCATCTCCATCGCCATGCTCGAGAACAAGAGCACCATGACGATCGGCTCGGACGGATGCGTGATGCATTCGTTGCATGCCGGTAACGGTGGCACGGTGACCATTCGTTTCCTCAAGACCTCCGGCACCAACCAGCTCCTGCAACAGATGTATGACCTGCAACGGGTCAGCTCGGCGCTGTGGGGGCAGAACACCATCGTGATCTCCGACCCGGCCCGGGGCGATCAGATCTCGTGCAGCCAGTGCGCCTTCCAGAAGTTCCCCAACGTCACGTTCGCCAAAGAGGGCGGCACGATGGAGTGGATCTTCGACGCCGGTCGCATCGACATGATCTTCGGCGACGGCACGATGGGCGCGACACTGCAACAGGCGGCGTAACATGGCTGGTGAATTTGAAACCGGGGGGCATACCTACCGGGTCGACAAGATGAATGCCCGCGAGCAGCTCCATTTGATGCGCGGGCTGGGGCCCCTGTTCGGGCCCATGGTTCAGCTCGCCATGGTGCCTGGCGGGCCAGCGGGCATGGACGTGGCCTCCCGGCAGCTCGGGTTCATGCTGCCGTTCTTCGACGCCTTCGCGGACATGGAGGAGGACAAGGTCAACATCCTGGTCAACAAATGCCTCTCGGTCACGCGACGGCGCGAGGGCTCGAACGGCGCGACCACATGGAGCCCGCCCATGTGGAACGCCGCCGCCGGTCGGGAGCAATACACGGATCTGACACTGGCGGATCTGATGGCTGTTTGCTGGAACGTGATCCAGGAGAACCTGGGTGGTTTTTTCGATATAGGGTCCGTTGCCTCGACCAGCGATACGGGCACGACCCCGACGGAGACGTCGCCTGGATTACCCTCCCTGACGATGAAGACTTCCTGATGCAGCCGGTGATGGCCGGTATGTGTAAGCTGGAAAGCATCGTCGACGGCACGCTCGACCTGGAACACATCGCCTGGGCCAACGAGGCGCTGCGGGTCAAGCACGACAACGAACGCCGGGCCCGGGAAGCGGCGGAGGACAAACGCCGTAATGGCAGATGACATCATCCTTCCAAAACTCATTGTAGAAGCGCAATCACCTCCGGCGGTGGTGAAGCCCGCCGAGCCGGTCGTGGAACGCGCCCCGCGACCGGAGAACCCGGAGGTGCAGGGCGCGGAGCTGTGGTTGCGCCGCTGGAAGCTCACCGTCGGCACGGCGGCGGGCGACAAGGCGATCGACCTGTCGGAGCTGGCTTTCGAGTTTAGTGTCGAACAGGCAACGTTCTTGCTGCCCTACGTTTCCCAGATCACGGTCTACAACATCCCGCATGAGATCCTGGGGCGGATGCAGAAGGAGCTGACCCACGTCGCCCTCGAGGCGGGCTATCGTTCCGCGCAATACGGCAAGATCTTCGCCGGGCCCATCGTCTACTACAAACACGGGCGGCAGAACGCGACCGACACCTTCGTCGAGATCCACGCATTGCAGAACGATCAGGCGCTGTCCGGGTCGATCATCAACACGCTGCTGCTCGAGGGATCGACCCAGGAGGACGTCATCAAGGCGGCCACCGAGGCGATGAAGGGTGATGTGAAGCCGGGCCAGATCATGGACCTGGGCAAGGAGAAATCCCCGCGCGCACGGGTGCTGCACGGCAACCCCGCCGATATCCTGCGGGACGTCGCCGCGCACAAGGACGCGCGGATCTGGATCGATACGAATGGGAAACTACATGTCATCGGGAAGGACGAAGCCCTCGCCATGCAGACCATGACCGTGCCGATCCTCACGCCCAAGACGGGACTGATCGACGTGCCCAGCGCGACGCTGGGCGGCGGCGTGGAGGCGCGGTGTCTGCTCAACCCCAACCTGCTGCCGGGCGGCATCGTCAAGATCGATACGAAACAGATCCAACAGATCCAGGAGGTGAACAAGGGGGCCCTGGGCGTGACCCCGCAGCAGATCCAGCAGCTCGACATGACCAAGGGTTCGATGCGGTCGGACGGATATTACAGTATCGTATCGGTAAAGCACTGGGGGCAGAACCGGGGCAACCCCTGGTATAGCGATATGAAAACCTTCGCGCTGGATCCGACGAAACAGGCACCTGGGTTCAGGCCGGTCTGATGTCGGAAACCCTTCAGGACTTCCTCGTCTCGGTCAAGTTCGCCGTTGACGCGTCGTCGCAGAATAATCTCCTTTCCGTATTGAAGAAGGTCGCCGGGTCGGTGTCCGGCGTCGCCGCCGAGGTCATCGGCCTGACGGCGTCGATCGGCTACATGACCAAGGCGCTCGCCGAGACCGGTGAGAGCTTCTTCCTGATGAGCAACCGTCTCGGCTCGTCGGTCGGAGAAATCCAGTCGGCGACGACGGCGATGAAAATGCTGGGGGCGTCGACCAGCGAGGCGACCGGCGGGCTCGAGAGCTTCGGCGCGTGGACGCGCAAGATGGGCCCGGCGGGGACGGCCTTCCTGCGCTCGATGGGGGTGACCGCGACCGAGACCACCGAGCGCCTGGCGCAGGTGGGCGAGTCGTTGCGCCGCATGGGCGGCACCGCCGACAAGCAAGGCAGCATGGCCTATTCGCTGGCCCTGATGCGGGCCCAGATGATGGGCATCTCCGAAGACGTGATGCTCAAGATCACGTCACCCGCATACCGGCAAGGTATGCGGGAGGTCGGTCTGATGCAGCAGATGATCTGGGGCGTCAAAACCGAAGCGGAGCTGAAGAAAAAGCAGGCTGACTGGGCGGCGATGGCGTCGAACGTCTCGACGCAGTTCGTCAAGATGGGCACCATCTTCGATACATACAAGCAACGTTTCGCCGCTGGTATGTTCGAGAAAATGCTGCCGCAGCTCGAGAAGTTCAATAAATTCCTGATCGACAACCGGGATACGTTCAACCGCTGGATCGACGTCGCGGTGACCGGCCTGACGAAATTCGTCGAGGTCGCCCACACGGCTCTCGATACGATAGTGCAATTTCCCAAGGTTTTTGGCACGCTGTTCGCCGCGATGGCGGTCGGGCCCGCGCTAAAGATGCTGTTGTCGCCTCTGGGTTTGGTGCTCGCGGGGTTCACCGCGCTGATATTGCTCCTGGACGATTACGCCGCGTTCTATGATGGGCGCGGGTCGGCGATCAACTGGGACAACGTCGCCAATATGTTCAAGGGCTTCAAGGAAGCCCACCCCTGGATCACCGGCATGATCACGGGGATCATGCACCTCAATGAATACCTGCTGGACATGCTCAACCACACGTTGGGCATCGGCGCGGGCTGGAAGACCATTGAATACGCCATCGAAGCGATCCTGCTGAAG